GGCAAAATACTATTGAAGGTGCCGCTCCACAAGTTTCTGTAGCTACTTAATCAAAAGCTACATCGCTGAAATGCATAAATACCTAGGGCTCTCTTGCACTCTACTTAAAACTAAGATATAAATTACACACTACATATAATAATTTTTTATTATAGGTATTCAGGCTTGTGTAGTAGTACGCACCCAGAGACTGCAATACCAATTTAACACTGGGAAACAAAGGAAAAATAAAATGGCAGGAACACACTTTAAAGGCGCAGTAATGTTTTCAAGCGCAACACCGGCACTTCAAAATTTAAATATTGGAAATTGGCCGGATCAAGTTTATTACATGGACGATTTTTTAGATCATGTCTTCAATGCAGGAGCTGCAGCAGGAAACTTTTGGTCTGTAATAGCAGCAGTTAACAGTCCAACTACATTAGCTACATTAGGTAATGATGGTAGTTTAAATGGAGAAGTTTCTACTGTACCAGTAGGTGCAATAAATGATGGAACTTTAATTCAAGGTAACATGAACTTCGCTACTCCAGCATCAAGAGGCAATAGATTATACTTTGAATGTAGAACAAAATTAACAGGAACTATAACAACTGGCGTTCACGCAGGCGCTCCCAATACTTTTTGGGGATTAGCTGAAGAAGGTGCGGCAGCAGGTAGTACTTTTGGTGCAGCAGTTACAAACCTTGTTGGTTTTAAAAGTTTAGCAGGAGCTGCTCAATTAACAGCTTGTATTAAAGGACCAAATGGTGCTGAATTACAACTTACTCCTACTGATCCAAACTTAGTTACATTAGGAACAATGGCGGCAAACACTTTTGTTACTTTAGGTTTTGAATTAGTAAACTCACCAGCAACAGCAGCTAACGGACAAGTAAAATCAAGTTCAGTTAATTATTACATTAACAGAAGACTTTACGCTTCTTGTTCTTCTAGAACAGCAAATGGTGTATCTAGTTCTCAATTTGTAGCAGGAACTCAATCACAAGCAGCAGTAGCTTATGATACTTTTCCACCAACTGCAACTGCAGCTGCAAGAATGGGATTGACTTGGGATATGATTTTAACAGCAGCAGTAACTAATACTCTAACTAGTGATTACTTTATGGCATCACAAGACAGAGGCATTACTTACGCGCCAACTAACTAATAAAATTTAACTAGAGCCCTTCGGGGCTCTAGTAATAAATTAGGAGAAAAAAATTATGAGTAATGTAACAGCAGTAAAAGCAAAATTCATGGCACCTTTAGGTGCTAGTACAACGAATGTAGCCGCCAACCAAACAACTACGGGGACTACAGATATTGTTTTAGCAGCTACGGCAGCAGGGTTTGATAATTGGAGTAATGTTGCAACTACATTAAAATTTACATCAGGTAGTGCTACAACTAACGCAATTGTTTTTACAATTACAGGTACCGATGAAAATGGTTTACCTGTTACAGCTACACACACAGGACCCGGTGGAAGTGCAAACAATGACACAACACAAGTATTTACTTCAGTCACACAAATTTCAAAACCAACAACTGCTACAAGTTTATCTATAGGAACTAATGCTTCTGCGTCAGGACCAATTTTTTCTGGTAGAACAAGATTAAGAGGAATGCATGTGCATTCTTCAACAAATGCAGTTAGTTTAATTGTTAGAGATTCATCTATTACAGGAGTAATTGGATTACAGCTTGGAATTCCTGGTGGAGTAACTAATCAAACAGATCCGTATATTCCAGATAATGGTATCTTGTTTTCAAATGGAGCATACACAGACGTAACAGGTTTAGGTTCAGCAACATTCTTCTTTGACGGTTAGGATTACATGGCAAATACAACTTCAGGAACTACAGTTTTTGGAAAAAACTTTTCTATCGACGAAATTATCGAAGAAGGTTATGAAAGATGTGGACTAAGAGGAGTTGCTGGTTACCAGTTAAAAACTGCTAGAAGATCTTTAAATTTACTTTTTCAAGAATGGGCTAATAGAGGAATACATCTTTGGCAAATTGCTGATGGATACGCTACATTAGTTGCAGGTACAAACGAATACATTGGTTATCGTTCAGACACTGATGGTACTTCTACTTTGTTAGATGCTGCAGGAGCAGCAATTTATGGTATTGATGATGTGTTTGAAGCGTCTTATAGAAATAATGCCGGTACAACAAGTCAATCTGATTCACCTTTAACTAAAATATCTAGATCTACTTATTCTTCGTTGTCTAATAAATTAGCTCAAGGACAACCTTCTCAATATTGGGTTCAACGATTTATAGATAGAGTATCCATAACTTTATATACAACTCCCAGTGCAAGTCAGGCAGGAGATCAAATTCAATTTTATTACATGAGTAGAATAGAAGATGTTGGAAACTACACTAATGGTGTTGATATTCCTTATTACTATATGCCATGTATGTGTGCTGGATTAGCATATTATTTAAGTTTAAAATATGCACCTGAAAGAACACAAAATTTAAAATTGTTATATGAAGATGAATTACTAAGAGCGGAGGCAGCGGATGGTTCGGAAACAAGTACGTACATTACACCGAAAACCTACTATCCTAGCGTTTAATTATGGCAAGATATGCTCAAGGAAAATACGCATTAGCAATATCAGACATTAGTGGTCAAGCATTCCCCTGGAATGAAATGGTTACTCAGTGGAATGGTTTATTTGTACATTATTCAGAATTTGAAAGTAAACAACCTCAACTAGATCCAAAACCAAGTGCCGCAGATCCAACAGCTTTACCTACTACAAGACCTCAACAAGATTCACCAGATAGTTTAAGATTTTTAAGTTTTAACCCTATTAGTACATTATCAGCTGGTAGTGGTATTATAAATATTTTTGAAGAAAACCATGGAAGACAGTATGGAAGTTTTGTAAAATTTAGAGGGCCTTCTGGTATTGCAGGTGCTTTTAATAATATTGCTAATATAGATGGTATAACTGGAGCTCAAATTTGTGATCTTAATGGCTTTACTATTATTCCAGGTAAACGTATTTCAACAACTACAACTATTACTACTACCATTGATGCAACGCAAACAACTGGAATTATTTTAACTAGTGCAACTGGATTTGGAGTAGAAAGTCCTCGTACACCAGGAAGTGTAAATTTTTTTTCTGGAGGTACACCTATTAATGCAATTAAAATGGGTACGGAAATTTTGGTTTATACTGGGATTAGTTCTACAAATGAATTAGAAGGGGTTGTAAGAGGGACTTTTTCAAGCACCGCTGCAGCACATAATGCTGGAGCTACTGCAAGATGTCTTTCTGATCCTTTGAATAATTATAATGTAACGACTGCTGGAACAGCAATTACTGGACAAATTAGTGGAGGAGGATATAATACATCTTCAGGACCAGTAACATTAAAAGCGATAGGACCACAATAATGGCATTTGTAAACGACGGATTCACATACGCAACTTTAACTTCAGCGATTCAAAATTACTGTGAAGTTGATACTTCTGTTTTTACTGCAACGGTTACAGATCAATTTATAGGCAATGCTTGTTTAAGGGTAATGAGAGATTTAAACACAGATTCAGATAGAGCTTCTATGGTAGGTTCATTAGTTATTGGACAACAATACATTAATGCTCCAGGAGGTTGTTTAGCGGTTAGATCTATTCAAATTACAGAAGATGATACTACACCAGATACTCAAGTATATTTAGAAAAAAGAGATGTTACATTTTTAAATGAATTTAATAAGTTTGCAGACCAAGGAAATAGTGCAACTACTGGAAGAGGTTTACCTAAATATTATGCTATGTTTGGAGGAGATACTACGATGACAGGTAATACTGATAGTAGTTCAGGAACTATTATGTTTGCACCATGTCCAGATAAAACATATACTTTTCAAGTTAATTTTGTAAGAAGACCACCTGGTTTGTCTTCTACCGTTACATCTAACTATTTAAGCGTTAATTTCCCTAATGGACTCTTATATGCTTGTTTAGTGGAAGCATTTGGATTTTTAAAAGGTCCAATGGATATGTTGACATATTACGAAAACAGATATAAACAAGAGTTACAACAGTTCGCAATTGAGCAAGTTGGAAGAAGAAGAAGAGATGATTATGATGATGGAACTATCAGATTATATATTGACTCGCCTTCCCCTTCAAAGTAAAAGGAATTAGGAGATAAAAAATTATGGCAATAACATCAGCACTTCCAAACAGTTTTAAAGCAGAATTACTTGGCGGCGAACATGATTTCGCAGCAGGTGGAAACACTTTTAAATTAGCTTTGTTTACAACTTCAGCATCTTTAGGTACAACTACAACTGCTTATGCAGCACCTACTTCAGCTAACGCTGTTCCAACTTCAACAAATGAAGTTAGTCAAAGTCAAACTGATGGTGGAGCTTCAAACACTGCTTACACAGCAGGTGGCAGAACTTTAACTTTATCAGGTGTTGGTACTACGACAGTAACATCATTTACTTCTTTTGCAGATTTATCAGTAGCAAACAGTAATGCCTGGACTTCAGCAACTTTTACAACAGCAGGATGTGTGATTTATAATTCATCCGTTTCTAATAAAGCAGTAGCTGTAGTATCTTTTGGTGGAAACAAAACAGTTTCTAACGGAACTTTTTCTATTGAGTTTCCAACTAACAACGCAACATCTGCAATCATCAGATTAACATCATAGGGAGTTAAACCCTATGGCTGACACAACTTTCACAGTTACAGTCGGAACAGGAACTACATTTAGAGCAGGTGGTACTGGTAATGTTTATTTTATTAATGGTGCACAACCTGCAAGTTTTACTTTACCTTGGGTAGCAGGAGCTACAATACGATTAGATCAATCTAATGCAACTAACGATAACCATCCTTTACTTTTTACAAATTCAGATAGTTTAAGTACCTCTACAATGAGAGCCGGCATTATTACAAATAATGTAGATTATTATTTAGATGGTGCAGTTAGTCAAGCTGACTACATGAACACTTCTACGTTTAATGCAGCTAGTACAAGATGGATAGAAATTACACAAACTGCTCCTGACACCATTGATTTTTATTTTGCATGTTGGGTGCATGGTATTGGTATGGGTGGGATTATAGACCTTACTCAAACTTCATGGGGTGCAATGAATTGGGGCCAAGGTAATTGGGCTGCTCAAGGAGATGAAGCAGTTACTTTAACAGGTTTTCAAATAACAGGTACACTTGATACTGATTTAGATTTTCAAATATTTCCTGGTTGGGGTACTTTAGATTGGGGAGAAAACGGTTGGGGTAGTGTAGATGCAGGAAAAGAAACACTTCCAGCTTTTCCAATGACAATGTCACTTGGAACTTTAACAGCAGAAACTAAACAAGAAGTAACTTTATCTGGATTTGAAATAACAGGAAGTTTAGCAGCTTTAGATCCTTTCTTTGATAACAATTTAGTATTATCTGAAAGTTTATTAACAACAGGTTCTTTAGGTACACCAACTATTTTAGATGGTGCTGATATTCAAATAGGATTAACAGCATTTTCTATGACTGCAAGTTTAGGCACACTTGCACCAAAAGATAATATTAATGTTTTATTAGATAGTTTAGAGATAACAGGTAGAGTAGGAAATCTTATTGATGCTACTACTATAATTGTCCCTATAACAACAAGCTTATTGGCCACTGGTTCAGTAGGAGCTATAACACCTAGTAACAACACGGGTGTTACTATTACAGATAGTTTACTAGCTACAGGAACATTAAATGCTTCTGATGTAACTACACCAGACATAGTTCTTGGATTGACTGGATTTGAGATAACTGCTAATATAGGTACACAATTTGGAATTCTACACTATGGAAATGTTGACTTAGGATCAAATACCTCATATACAGATGTAGATACAACTAAAGCGGCATAGGAGAACAAAATTTATGGCATCAACATATACAGGACTTGGCGTTGAACTAATGGTAACCGGCGAAAATGCTGGTACTTGGGGAACAAAAACTAATACTAATTTAAATATTTTAGAACAAATATCTGGTGGTTTTAAATCACAAGCAGTTAATGGAACAGGTGCTACTACTCTAACTGTTACAGATGGTGGTACAGGAGCTACGTTAGCTACAAGAAGTATTAA